GCGCGGAAAAAGCTCACCTCGCCGAGGGGCGGCGTCCACAGAAACGATTTGAAACCAGCGTGACGATCAAGAAACCCCTTGATCTGTCTCGCTACATCTTCCTTAACGACGAAATCCAGGGGCCATGCATCTTCCTTGTTGTTTGGCCCATCACCGACAACCTGCTCGTATCCATTGCCGAACTTTGAAGACCTGGTTCGATACTCAGGGGTGCTGGTCGGGGATGCTCTTGGACACCAGACAAATGTTTCAACGGCCATTGACTGCTCTCCAGATTTTTCCGCCAGGCATCAACTCCTGATTAATCGCTTGCTCCGCGCCTCGCTTGGCAACTTCTGCGTAAGCCTGTCCTACGGCCTGCGTTTCTCGATCTGATGTGGTGCTACTGGAGTCAGCAACCGAAATATTCTGCTGAATCAATACCTGTGCAGCTGGCATTGACCCATTGGAAGCAGGGCTATTGCCCACGTAACCGCCATCTGCATAACCTTTTCCGTCCTTGTTAAGCTGTTCCAGATAACGTCTCATGCCCGGCTGTTGGACGACCTCCTTACGGATCACAACCTCGCCGCCGTGCACGACGCCCATCGGCTCGTACTTGCCTCCATCGCCGGTATAACCTCCATCCGAGAAACCATACGCGGCACCATAACCAGCGGCCGTACTGCCAGCAGACGCTGCAGCGCCACCAGCCCCGCTGAACAGGCCGGATACCCCTGTAGATATTCCAGAGAATGCTTCGGCGGCGGCGGCTTGCATTGCCATCTTCGCGATCATCTTTGCGAAACTGGTGGCTACATCTTCGAACGTGACGTCAGCACCAAATGCCCACTCCACAGCCGCGTCCGTCAGTCCGTCATAGAGAGACGTGAACGCCATCTGAGTCTGGCTCGCTAGGTCCTTGGCATGGTCGACATAGTTGCTGAACGCATCAGCTGCACCATCCACCCAATTTTTCTGGGCTTGATCCTGACGGTTGTAGTGGTCCTGCTGAAGTACCATACGTTCAGCCAGAGCCTCTTTAAGTGAGGCTGTTTCTTTGTCGTAAAGCCCTTGGCTAATATCCCCTGCGTTCATTTGTTTTTGCAGGTCTGACATTTGCCGGTCGTAGTCCTGCTGAATGGCGAGATCTTCGCGCAACCGATCACGGGCTTTGTCGCCCATTCCTGCCCCTGCCAGCTCCATTTCGAAACCGGACCGGGTGGTCTCGTTGGCGGAACGTAAGTTCGCCGCAAAAGCGGCTGCTTTGGCTTCCTCCTCGTTGGCCACCTTGAGCTTGTTCTTGGCATCAACCTCGGCTGCCAGCCCCTGAAGGCGTTTCTGCTGCTCAGCGTTCAAGCCAACAAGCTTCCCGGTCGCCATCTCGAATCGGAGCTTTTCCGATTCAGAGGCTTTACCTTGTGCTTCCGCGCTCGTGTTGATTAATGCGATGTGCCGCTGGTAATCAGTGGCTGCATCATCACCACGCTTGATGATCGCCGCCGCCTCGGTAGCCGCCGCCTTGGCTGCTTGCTCAGATTCAGCCTTGCTGCGTTTCTGAGCATCAATAGCTGCCTCGCTGGCATCCAGTGTCTTTGCCTTGGCTACAAGCAGATCAGCCTCGCCATCCTTCAGCCCTGTTACCAAGCCTGCTCCAATGCGTGCCGCGAGCTTGTCTGCGTTAGTCTTCTTGCCCGAGAGCAGGATCTGCTCGTCCAGGCTTTTCGCCAGCTCCTTGAATGCCTTCGACTGCGCTACCGAAACCGGTGCCTCGATGATCCCATTCAAAACCTTGATCTGGTTGCCGAATGCCTCAACCTTTTGCCGTGCGCCGTCCAGTTCAGCCTGAGCTGAGACAAGAGACTCGTTCCACTGCTGCTGACGAGAATCATCAGGGTGATCACGCAGAAGGCGTTGGTATTGAGACACCGCACTTTCGGCGTCAATCGCCCCCAGCTGGGCGTCAATCAGATCCTTGCTTATGTCCTGCAGCGCGCCAGCAGCTTGGTTTTTAGTGAAACCATCAAACGACTGATTCAGAAGATCGATCTTCTTAACCAATGATGTGGTCGACGCTTCCGCATCATCACCACTGAGCGCAAAGTAAGCCAGAGCACTGGCAGCCAGCAGAGCAACGCCCACCGGACCACCAAGGAGCGCCATCGCAGCAGAGGCACCGCGAGCAGCAACTCCGACGCCGACCAAGCCTGCGGCCGTAGCTGGAGCAACGCCAGCCATACGAGCCAGCGCCAACTGATAGCGCACCGCCTCAACCTGGGCCATGGCGAACGCAGCGCCACTGGCAACAGCGCCAGCTGCCAACCTGGTAGCAAGAACAACAGCAAGCGCGGTCGCTGCCTGAGCGGTAAGGCCCAGCGCCGTACGCGCAGCGGGGGAGCCCAGCGCGGTGTTGACCGCCTCGATTGCAGAGCGGGCACCGTCCAGGCTTCCCTCGCCGGTCAACAGACCGGAGATGGTATTGCGCAGAGCATCCAGCGAACCGCCAAAGGTATCTCGCGCCGCAGCGGCGGCTCCGCCGTAAGACTCTTCAAGCGCTTTGAGGATGATGCCTTGAGCGCCAGCGATATCGCCGGTCGATTCCATGGCCTCGGCCAGCTTCTTCTGGTCCTCGGTAAACCTGAAGCCTTGTTTGCTCAGCGCCCCAAGACCGTCGGTAGGCACATCAAGCGCCCGGCCAATGGTCTCGGCTGCTTGCACGACAGTGGTACCTGTACGCGCCGCCATATCCGAAGCGGATTGCAATGCTCGGGTGAACTGGGTGCCGACTACGCCCGTAAAGGCGAGGAGCGCGGTTTGCGCCTGGTTGATATCGCCACCAGAAAAGGTTGTGGCCTTCTCCATGGCATCAGCCATATCGTTGAGCTGCGTGCGACTGAATCCTGCCGCCTCACCCGTGGACCTGAGAACAGCCGCCAGCTGCGCCTGCTCCTTTTCAGCATCGCGCGTTTCAGTGATGAAGGCAGAAAACACGGCACCCGCAGAAAAACCGGCCACTGCTCCCGCGATAACTTCACCCAGCGCGCCCCATGCTAGCGAAGCAACGTTGGCGGACTCAGCAATCCCTTTGCCAGATTTACGAGCGGATGCCTCGGCCTTGTCGAGCGGACCGGTGAAACCACCGATACGCGCGATCAGGTCGAGCGTCAGCGTGCCCAGTGAATTGGCCATCTATTACTCCAAGCGACTCTACCCGTTCGGGCTGACGAAAATGTTCACGATTAACCCCAGGTCTCCATTGCTTGCTCCAACGTGACTGCCTGTTCGGAGTCGTGCGACATGAAGTCGAAAATGGTGAAGCCGCCCTTCTTGGTGTGAGTATTGGCATACATACTGGCTAGCAGCGCCACGCCACGCTCGACACGCATCCCGACATTGAGCGAGCCCCGCTTCACGCGATACCTCGCCCAACTGCGGTACTCGTTGAGGCTTAGCCGCTCTTGGGCTTCCGCGATCGTGGCACCGATTGCGATCGCGATTTCGTGCCAGAGCTCGTCGGTGTCGGAGAGCTCTTCGTCTTTCCCAGCTGCGTCACCTCGCCAATGGCGGAAAGCAGCGCTTTGGACAGCTCACTATTCAGCTCGCCGCGTTCAGGATCTGCTTCGCCGGTGATGTCACCAACGGTGAAAACGGGGTTCCCGCCTTCGTCACAGATACAAGCTGCGATGCGGCCGGCTGCTCCGTCTTGCTTTCCAAAAGACGAGAGCACATCGCTAACAGCAGATCGGTAACCCAGGGGGCGAACATAAACCGTCGCTTTCAGCTCGGTACCGTTCTGGAACCAGACGATTTCTTTCTGAACGGGGCGCCCAGTGAACGCCCCGTGTTCCATCAGCGTTTTGATGTTCAGCTGCATGGTCGGGCCTTAAACGTTCGTGGACTTGCGAATCCAGGCAGAACCGCCCGAACGTTGAATGGTTGCGGCCGTGGTGACGACGGTGTTCGCCCCAAAGTCAAACGGGAAGTCGGAGACATAGCCGTCGAACACATACCAGGTGCGGGTAGTTGGCAGCACGAAGTCTTCTTCATCCGCGTCGACAGTAGGCGCGATGCCTTTGCCATCCGACCAGCCCACCGCCCACTTGATGTTCTCGATGCTGTCATCCTCGGACAGCTGATGCAGGCGAACGTGGGAAGCGTTGCGCGGATCAGCGTTGAGGCTCAGCGTTGCTTGGCCCGGAGTACGCAGGCCGCGCATGTAGCTACGCACCGCCTCGCTCAGGCAGGTGGTTTCAATCTGGTCCGCAGGGTTGCCACCCGGGCTGAATGCTGTCGCGCACTCGACTTCAAAAACTTCAAACACGGCCGGATCAGCAACGCTCGGAACCAGCGCGTATACCTGGGTGCCTTGGGCGAGAATCGACATGGCTTTCTCCAAATGTCGGACATAAAAAACCCGCTCAAGGCGGGTATGGGTTCGGGGTGATCTATCTGGGTACAAGCCAGTCGATATCGAAGCTCGACCGGTACAGCTTTGTTTCGGTGTCTTTC